CTTTGAAGCACTTCCTCCCTTTGAAGCACTTCCTCCCTTTGAAGCACTTCCTCCCTTTGAAGCACTTCCTCCCTTTGAAGCACTTCCTCCCTTTGAAGCACTTCCTCCCTTTGAAGCACTTCCCTTTATGGCATAACTATAATGCTGTTTTCCACTCCCATAATAAGCACTAAAAACCTTATTTTTCCCATGAGATCCACTATAATGTACATTAGATCCTTTTGCTCCAGACCCGTGAGCTCCAGACCCGTGAGCTCCAGACCCATGAGCTCCAGAACCGTGCCAAACCATTTTAGAGCTATATAAAACCGAACCACCTTTTGTAGAAGTAGAGCTATGTTTTGCAGCACCTGATCCTACAGTACCCGACCCACGATGCAAACTATGTTTTACAGCACCAGAACCATGACGCGTGCTATGCTTAACAGCGCCTGATCCGACAGCACCCGAACCATATTGGCGATAGCTATGTTTTACTGCACCTGATCCCACTGAAGAAGCATATTTGGATTGCGCACCGGAACCATATGTGGAAGTTGACGTCGCCATTTTTGAACTATAATTTGGCCCAGAACCATAGTTTATCCCAGATCCAGTGTTTTGGGCTCGTCTCTTAACTAATAAAATGCGGGCGCTTCCATTTATTGTTGCAAAACCCAATGATAATAAGATTATTTGCAATAAATGCATTATTCCTTATATTATTACAAGTAAAATTTTTATATAATTTACATTTAATCTATTATTCCCACACTATTTCTGGAGGATATGCCCATTCAGTGTAAGCCAAAGCTTTTGTTGTTGGTCTCTCCAAGGCAAGTAATTGTTCAAGCGCTTTTTTACGACGCTCCACTGGCTCCATACTCATTGGCAATTTTCGGCTCAGTTGTTTCCATCGCCATTCAAACTGTAATGCGGCAGGCCAGTCTGGAAACCCTTTTACGTAACAAACTCTATGCCACGTTTCACCCTTGGCGACCTTTGCACCAGTCGCATGCGCACCCCCTTTAATCTCCTTGTTGTGTTGTCTAAGACGGCGATCTACGTCCACCGTGGCTCCTACATAGGTTGCTTTATCCGAGGATTCAAGAAGATACACGAAAGACATACTACTATACTGCATAGTTTAAAATATATAAACCCTTTCGCGAATAAACTTAGAAAAAGGAACTAAAAAAAGAGCACCCGGGCAGAGAATATAATATATTCTTTTAGATACTTAAAGAAGATTCTCGTTTTTTAGAGTCCAAAAGTGTTTGTGAAAATGAAAAAAGGACAAAATAGAAATGTCCATTTTTGGAAAATGGAAATATTTTGCCGAAAAGGGGGTCAAAATTTTCCCTGTCTGACTGGGAAGCTCTTGTTTCAAAAAAAACGCGAAAAAACCTGTGACGATAAATTTTAAAGTATTTATTGCGGAAAAGGTTTAGGAGTTTTTTCTGTCCTATGTTTAGGAGACAAATGAATGACGAATTTACATCAAATTACTCCGGCAAATTTTATTGCGAATCGTGTGACTTTAAATGCAGCAAGAAGGGGGATTGGTCCAGACACACTTTAACTAAGAAACATATTAAGAATGACAAAATGATGACAAATGATGACAATAACACATCAAAAGTTGCCGAGACGTTTAAGTGCGAATGCGGTAAGAAATACAAACACCGACAAGGATTGTGGTCTCACAAAAAAATGTGTTTCAAAAAGGAATCATTGATAGAAGTATCATTAACGAATTTTTCAAATAATCAAGATATAACCAAAGACCCATCAAACAATATAATAGTGGAATTGTTGAAACAAAACCAGGAATTTAAAGACCTAATTGTTGAGCAAAACAAACAACTCGCTGAACAGAATAAACTAATTATAGAAAAAATGTCAGACTTGTCAATCATGAGCGGATCTAACAACACCAATTGCTATAACAAGACTTTCAATTTACAGGTTTTCCTCAATGAACAGTGCAAAGATGCTCTCAATATTGATGACTTTGTGAATCAGATCAAATTGCAAATTAGCGACCTTGATATGATCGGCAGACTAGGATATACAGAAGGGATGAGTAAAATCATTATAAGGAGTTTGAAGGAGCTAGACGTCTTTAAAAGACCCATTCATTGCAGTGATTTAAAGAGAGAAATTTTATACATAAAAGACAAGGATTCTTGGGAGAAAGAAAAGGTTGAAAATGTAAAACTTAAAAACGCGATTAAAAACATTGAGTGCAAAAATGTTAAACAGCTGCCTCAATGGATAGAGGAGAATCCTGATTCAAACGATTATGACAGTAAAAAACACATGGAGTATCATAACATTATAATTGAATCCATGGGAGGAGCGACTTGTGAAGATGAGAATAAGAAGCACGAAAAAATCATAAGAAATATTGCAAAGGAGGTTGTTATAGATAAATCATAGCAAAATAATATATCCTTAAATCTACTTAAAGAATATTCTCATTTTTTGAGTCCAAAAGTGTTTGTGAAAATGAAAAAAGGACAAAATAGAAATGTCCATTTTTGGAAAATGGAAATATTTTACCCAAATAGGGTCAAAATTTTCCCTGTCTGACTGGAAAGCTGTGGTTTCAAAAAAAACGCGAAAAAAACTGTGATGGTAATTTTTATATATGTTTTTGCGGAAAAGGTTTAGGAGATTTTTCTGTTGATAATTTAGCAACGGATGTCAACGGAAAAATCGCCAAAAATATCCAAGAAGTATGAATGTGAATTTTGTGACTATATATGCTTTAAAAATAGCGAGTGGTCAAAGCATTTATTGACTGCAAAACACAAAAAAACATCAGGAGCAACCGTTGGCAACGAAAAAATATCCAACGCATTTTGCTGCGAATATTGTTGGAAGAGCTATAAAGATCGTTCTGGTTTATGGCGTCACAAAAAATTATGCAAAAAATCTCCAAAAATCTCCGAAACAGAAGAAGAAATTCACGTTAATTCAGACTCTTCAAACAATATAATAGTGGAATTGTTGAAACAAAACCAGGAATTTAAAGACCTAATTGTTGAGCAAAATAAGCAAATTGCTGAGCAAAATAAATTAATTATAGAAAAAATGTCAGACTTGTCAATCATAGGTGGGTCTAACAACAACAATTGCAACAACAATAACAATAACAAAACATTCAACTTGCAATTTTTTCTCAATGAACAATGCAAAGATGCACTCAATATTGATGACTTTGTGAATCAGATTAAACTACAAATCGGCGATCTTGATATGATCGGCAGGGTGGGATATACAGAAGGTATGAGTAAAATCATTATAAGGAGCCTGAAAGAGCTTGACGTCTTTAAAAGGCCCATTCATTGCAGTGATTTAAAGAGAGAAATTTTATATATAAAAGACAATGATTCTTGGGAAAAGGAAAAGGTTGAAAATGTAAAACTTAAAAACGTGATAAAAAACATTGAATGCAAAAACGTTAAACAGCTCCCTCAATGGATAGAGGATAATCCAGATTCAGAGGATTATGACAGTAAAAAACACATGGAGTATCATAACATTATAATTGAATCCATGGGAGGAGCGACTTGTGAAGATGAGAATAAGAAGCATGAAAAAATCATAAGGAATATCGCAAAGGAGGTTGTTATAGATAAGAGTGCTGTATAGACGCACTTCTTATTACCAGTAATTATCTTTTGTATTAAAGTTTGATCCTTGACGACAAGATTCAGGTACACATTCAAGTTCATATTGAGCGCGACACCATTCTATATACGCATTATGTTGCCCATGATGAGGATAACTATAACTTGATACTCTAATATTAAAGTTTCTAAGAGCGTCTTCTTGCAATTTTTGTTGTTTAATTAAATTTTCTTGTTTCGCTTGTTTTGACGATTCATTTCCCATTCTATATTTGTTTGTTAAACATAATGAACAATATATTATTTTCAATTTTTCTCTCTTTGTTTGGAAATAAGATATCATATTTTATGTAAATTATGATATCAGTGTGCAAAGAAGTCTACTTCTTAGACTTACTAACTTTCTTAGTTACAGGTGCAGAAATTTCAGTTTCAAGGATAGTATTTTCCATTTCTACAGCAATTTCGGAAAAAGAGTCATCATCCTTCTTCTTACAAGAGTTTGCCTTACAGTTTCTCAAATGCGCTGAGAGACTGGCCTTATTCTTGCCTTCATAAATGTTGCAATGAGGGCATTTCAAGTTTTCATTATCAATCAATCCAAATTTAATCAAGATGTTTTTGATCCTGGGCAACTGAATCTCTTCAAGTTTATCCAATAGCTGTTTACTATTCGTTTTTACCATCTCTAGAATTGAGACTTTCTGGATAGCAAAATTGCGATACTCATTTGCGAGCTCTTCTATGTCAGTTTTAGTAGTTGGATACATATGATCATCATCAACTTCATTTGCGCTATTAATAATGTTCAGCTTTGACGATAAATTATCAACTATGTCAATTGCAGTCTTTAGTTTTTCTGCATCGTATTGACAGTTGGGTATGTAAACGTGAATCAAGTTGTTAATAATGTCAATTTGAAAACTATCTTTGAATGTGATAGGAGTTTTTTGAGAGATAAATATTCCATGCGCCTTTTGGGTTTTAAGGTCTCTCTCAAACTTTGTTACCTCATCTGTTGTAACACTGCGATTATAATCCTTGTTCTCAAACAAAATGGTTGGCTTGTCCTTATTTTTTCTGTTAACCTTGAAGTCGCAACTAGCAGTTTCAGATGAAACTCTAATGATTTCATCGCTTGGCATAATAGATTGAAGCATAAAATAAAGCTCACTTTCAGAAACCCCGCCCTTCAAACTGGAATTATGCTTGTATTTATTCAAGAAATCATTCAATTCGGCAGTCAACTTTTCTTGTATAATATTCTGTTGAGACATTTCATCCTTTACCTTTTGAATTCCTCCGATGGTTCTCTCTTCGCTTGATTGAACCAACTGAAAAATAGGAGCCTGAATGCTTGAAACCATCTTAGAAAAATTGCTTTCAATGTTATCTATAATATTTTTTGACGAATTTTCATCCTTATGCTTTGTTTCAAGCAATTTCTTAGTATCTTGTTCAATGGAGGAGCAAAAGGTCTTGATGCAATTTTCAATCTGAACGTAATTTTTGTCTTGGCTCTTTGGAACAATGTCATTAACGATAGCAGTTATGGAAGATGTTGTCCTAGCCAATATGTTATCTGCGTTCCGATCAATGAGAGAAGATAGCTTTTCATTATTTGATAATATGTTGTTAGTTAACTGTGTCTTCAAATCTTCAACATATTCCTTCTTAGTTTGATTCAGCTTTTCGTTAAAGTTGGTAATAATATCATTCCGAAAGGAGGATACATTCTTGTCTATGTCTGAAACAATAGATAGGATCTTTGAGTTGATAGTTGAATTCACTGTTGCTGTTAGGTTAGTAGAGAGACTTTTCAGAATATCAATCAACATAAGATTCATTGCGATGATATCTACGTGAGGATTTTCTCTGTAATAAGAGAGAATAGTCTCATCTGTAATCGTTATAGACTTCTTATCCATATGAATAATATATTATAATAGCTTTAATACATAATATATTAAATTACCTTAAAATTGTAGCAATTTTTGTTCCTAAATTAGAGTAAATAGAAAGCTATTTCTCTCACCAAATGAAAGTGATAAGTAAAACGTTTCTGTTATATTGACATCATAACATCGTGTGCCTTTTGCGCTCGCTTTTGTGCGAGGTTTTTCCGCGCACATAATTTACTTTAATTTCTCAAGTAAAATTGGAACGTTTTTTGAAGCAAAAAAATAATTTACTTTAAAATTCAAAGCAAATTTAAACACATTTTTAAAGTAAAATAAATATTTACTCTAAAAAAAAGTAAAAAATTAAAAACATTTTAAAGT